GTCAATAGTATTTGTGGTAGTGTTGCCACGACCAGTAACTGTATCAAGTGTATCGTTTTCTGCTAAAGAGATAGTGCTGTTAATCCACTCGCCAGAAATATCATCATAAACAAGGAAGTCCCCATCTTCGGGATTAGTTATTGTTACGTCAGATAGACTTGTCAAATCTCGCTGTGGAACCCCTGAAAGGTATGTGGTGGTATCAATGCTACCGTCTGCCTTTAAAAAGCCACTAGAAGTCCCAGAAGGGGTCTTAAATCCACTGAACGTAATCTTGCTGTCAGTATCAATGTATCCTATTTCTGTGGTATCCCAATTAAATGAAATAAGCTTCTCAGTTACTCCTGGGTCTGGCTGAATGTTGCTACCAGTGTCAGCGGTAATATCCATAGCAGCACTAGAGCTGTGCGTGGGAGCGCTAACGCCACCAACAGTAATGCTATTAGTCGTACTAGCACCAAGCGTTGTTACGTCAGCAAGGTCTTGAGATTCGGTGTATGAGGTAAGGTATGTGCTTGTGTCAACACTACCATCAGAACGAAGGAATCCCGTTGTGCCGCTAGTCTTGAATCCAGCACCAGTAACGTAGCCTTGGTCATCAATCGTTACAACATCTATATTTCCGAAGTTGAATCCCAAAAAGGTGAAATCCGTTTCACCCTGCTCCATCTGATACGTTGACTTGATAACCAACTTACCGTTATGCTCCATAATAGGAGCAACAATCTTGGTAGACGTTACATTACCTACGGAGATGTTGTTTGTGGTGGTGTTACCGCGACCCGTTACAGAATCAAGGGTATCAGCCTCGTCCATTTCTGGCATATCGTCAGCAACCCATAGGCCGCTTCCAGAATTGTAAACGAGGATTTGACCCTCGGTAGGGTTTAAGTTACCAACGTCAGCAAGCGAAGAAAGGGTGGCTGAAGTGGTAAGGAAGTCGTGTGTCCAGTTGACCCAACTCTCACCATCAAAACGCAACAGCTGCCCTGTGGATGCCGTGCTAATTATTACATCCGTAAGGTCATTGAGTTCACCTACGTCAGAGGAACCAACAGTAATCCACTGAACTCCTGTCTCAGTGGTAGATAGTACTTGACCAGAAGTGCCAACGGTTGAAGTGCCATCAATGAGAACGCCTTCAATCTTGATAGCATCAACAAAGACCTTTCTGCCTTTGATAAACTGATTCCCTAATGTGCGTACAAAGGTTGAGAGATTCTCCATTAAATGCTATTTAATCGTTAGGTTATTCGCACTCGTTGATTGTGGGTTGTGTGGGATAAAACACAGAGGAGTTATATACATCATTCTCATCAAAGAGGTCGTTTCCGCTCTCTTGCGCCGTAGCAAGCAAGGTAGCATCAGCCTTGATATAATTTACAACCCTTTTATTTATATATTCAATCTTAGAGTCAATAGCGCTAACGATAGCATCCAAGGAATAGCTGTCCGTAGACTTCTCTTCATTCTTGGTCTTGGCGACGGCACTACGCAAGAACGTAGCTGCTGCCTTTACGGAATACAGACATAGGCTGTACTTAACCAACTTGAATAATCCAAGCTCCGTTTCGGTTAAGTCTTCATCATAGACCTTCTGCTCAAGGTCTTCGTACAAGGTTGTACCTAGCAAGTCCTGAACAGACGTTACCTGCTCAAGCGTAATAATAGACAACAAGGCCGCCCGGTCCATACGGTTGGGCAGTGGGTAGTTCTGGTAGATGTAGTTGTCGTCAATAAAAATTACCTTAACCATTTTGAGCAGGGATATCAGTTGGATTAGCGCCCTTAATGGACTCTAGATTGATTTGTTCTTCTACAACCTCAAGACCAATCTTGTCGTAATTGGCAGTACCCAAGATGCGGTTTACAGCATCCATAAGTAGGTAGCGGTTTGGCAGTGTCTCAGTAGCTCGGAAAATCTGGTAGGCGGTTACAAGTTCATTACCCGTACCACCCAACTTGCCAGCCACCATAACACCGAAAAGCGTGGGCGAGGTGACGTTATGTGCGGTGAGAATCTTCGCATCATTCAAACGAGATAAAATATCTACAGTCTTGTCAAGATTGTTCACATCCAAAGTCTTGAACTCAGGAGCCTCGTCCTTATTCTTAACCCAAGACACGACAACCGGCTCTGCCTCGGACCCAATGAAGGATGCCTTGAATTTGTCGTACTCCTCACGCTTCTGCTCGTTGCTCATATTGCGACCAATGAAGGTTGCTAATACTTTGGGCGTGAACGAGTTAGCGGCGGAGTTTCGGATGTGCTTGCCAAACTCAAAGTCGGCATTGATATAGTGGAATGCAGAAACGTAGTTGGGAATACCGTAAAACTGGTTTCCGCTATATGGGTTCTTTACATAGAGGACTTGCTCCCGTGCGTTGCTGAACTTGTCAAACGCTGGATACTTCTTAGGAGTGTTGTGCTGCATAGATGTAGCAGCGACACCAAAGCGTCGGCGGACGATGTAATGACTAACCTTACCGTCAGTAGGCTCAGCCGCACGAACTCCTTTGATATCCAAAGAGCGCAATTCAACAATCTTATTATGGTCTCCATTCCATTTAATGTAAAAAGCAAAGGCTCCGTGAAGCTCGTATTGAAAAGAGGCGTGAACAATCTGGCTGTAAAGCCCTTGTGATTTTCCTGCGCAGTTGGCTAGGAAGGCACGAATCTCCGCCTGCTTGGCTGGAGTCTTGTACGCCTCAAGGTCGTACTTGATGTCATTACCAGCAACCATCTTAGCCTTCTTGGTAACGATACCAGAATGCACAGGTGATTGTTTAAACATCTTTTCCAAGACGATTGAGAAATCGTCCTGTTGGCCAAACTTGATGTAGTCACCAACCTCAGTCATACCCACATTGTACCGTCCATTGAGTGACTCAACAGACTTCTCAAGTGGATTGGTAGAGACGTTTGTTTCTGTAGCCACTACATATGTGTTGGCCGCGAAAAAGTCTTTTACATTATCCCAAAGTCCCATACCTTATAATTTACAAGTTACTAATTTTTACTGTACTTGCTAACAGTGAATTTGCGTTTGTAGAGTTGACGTATTCGTGGTCCTTCACGTTGCACAAATACTTGGCGTAGTCGCCACTAGCGCCAGAGATTGTCAGATAATACTCACCACCGTCTACATCGGTGTCAATCAGGTCAATGGTGAGGGTGATAAAGTCGTTACACGCATCAAACGAAGAGATGTCTTGTAATCCATAAAAGTTGTACTCAACAGAGCCAACTACCTTTTCAAGCTTTACGTTGTATGCTTCCGCTTGCATATCATACGTGCGAACGAATGATACGTAGTTTACAAGACCGTTTCGTATAGACTTCATCTGTTAAATATAAAAAAGGGGAGGGGAATCCCCCTCCCCCTTGAGTTAGATAGCCTAATTATTAGGCATTAACCTTATTGAAATCCCCTTGCGTCATCGTATAAGCCAAGACGTTCTCATCACCAGTTAAGGTCAATTGATAACGGTTCTTGTCAGTACGAGCAACACCAGAAGCTCCATCTACAGTTCCAGCATACAAGCCGAAGTCATAACCTACCATATGGTAAGTTCCAGCAGCAGTCTCTACGAATGCAACCAGCTCAGCACCTGGGCGAGCGATATCTTCAAGAGTATTGCGGAGAGCTGAAGACATACGAATGAATTCCAACTGGATAGAAGGAACAGCAGAAGCCGAACCATCAGCATTCACTGTCTTAACGTCAGTGAAGTTAGAGAATCCATCCTTGTTGTTGAATCCAAGAGAGACAACAGAAACACCATCGGTAGCGAGACCGGTGGCGCTATTTACAGTAACGGCTCCATTGGCGACCGTGAAATCACCAAGCTCGTCCAAATTTGATTTGTCGCAAATCAAAACTGTTTTCAGACCACCAGTTGACAACTCCTCACAAGAGTACACAACGTCATTGGTGGACGAGAAATCTACAAAACAACCCATTTTTTCTATAAGTTTTAAAAGGAAGGGGCCAAGCCCCTTCCGTTAATTAATATTATGCGAAGTTCTTAGCGTAGACAATCTCCTCACCCTTAAGGTAAGAGAAGCCCAACTTGAACTGACCCCAGATTTTGTCAGAGGACAACTCAGCCTCCCACTTCATATCAATCGCACGAACGTCATTGTACTCGTCGGTCAACATTACCAAGTTCTCAGGAGCAGAGATGAAGAACTCACCAGCAGCCAAAGAAGGGAAGTGGATAACCTCCATACCGTAGTATGCAGGGATATTGCCTTCAACTACACCTTGAGCAGTCGTGGTGTACAAACCAGCGATAGCGATTTGGTAAGCTTGAACAGCAGCGGTACCCATAAAGAAAGCAGGACGGTATGCACGGTCAGCGTCTCCGTAAACGGCAGACAACATAACAGCACTCATAGTCTCGTAAGCACCTTGCATCAAAGAAAGGACGTTGCTAGAAGAGATAGCAGCGTTGGTGTCGTAGTCCAATACAGCGGCGTCAACACCCATTTCGGTAGTCAAACCGGTAGCAGCCAATTCCAAAGCCTTCTGAGCAGACAACTTAGCGAAGTAATCAAATACCCAATCTTTGAATTGAGCATCCATAGTCTCTTCGTTGTGCTGTCCTTGCTTAAGCAATACAGAACGATAGGTAGACTCAAGAACGTTCTTACAGTTCAAGAAAGCCCACTTGTAGGTAGATACAGTCATCTCCTTCTCGTCAATAGAGGCGGAAGATTGAGCATCAAACGTACAAAGGTCAGAACCAAAAGTCAAGCTAGCATCAAAGATGGGTACTTGTACTTTTGACTTAACTCCGTCAATAAGACGGAAACGGTCCAACACTTTGGCGCTCTTCACCATAGAATCAATGAAGAGGTCGGGGGTGCGGTTGCCCCAGTCTAAAGTTGCAACAGAAATTGCCATTTTAATTCAGATTTTAAATCAATTAGTTTAATCTACAAATAATCAATAAAAACGCTTGCCAAAGAATTTGTCAATCATCTTTACTTTATCTGAAGTGATTCGCTCAAAATTGCGTGCCTTATCTTCGGCTACCTCCTCAGCGGATGCTTCCACACCCTCTTGCTCGGCAGACAAAGCTAATTCAGCTTCTTGAACAGAGTTCTCTTCGGACTCTTGATTTTCAGCAGAAAGTTCTGCCTCCTGATTCTCAACAACCTCAGGAGTCTCTTCTGACAAAGAAACCTCTTGCTCGGCAACAGGCTCTTCTACATTAGCAACTTCCTCAGCTACTGGAGCAACCTCTACGGCTGGCTCCTCAGCAGACATCTCTTCCGCTACTTGTTCTACCTGCTTTTCTTCAACAGCAGAAAACTTCTCTTGTGTCTCGGACCATAGTTCCATAACAGCAGAGTGGTCTTCAGCGATTTTGGAAACAGCAGCCTCCAACTTGGCAATACGCTCACCAAGTTCTACAGCGAATTTGAAATCCATTTCACTACTCATTTTTTGTTCAACGATATCGGATTTAATCTCAATGGAAAAACCATTAAGTTCATTGGACTTAATATCAGCCCAAAGTGCGTCAGACTCAATTTGAGCCTTAACAAATACAGTTCCAACCGGAAGGTTGAAACCATATGCGTTACTCTTATCTTGGTCTGATTCCTTCATCCAGACCTCAAGCATTGTTACGTCCTGAGTGTCCAGTGCGTGTTCAATGTTGAAAGAGTTGAACAAGCCATCCTTGCTGTACTTGTACATAATCTTTTCAATCGTATCCTTGGGGAATACGATGTTATACTCACCCATAAATGGGCTGCTGCGGTAGATAGGCATATCCGGAATCATAATCGGACCTACTACCTGTTTCTTTTCTTCATTGGCGAACTTAAAGCTAGGCTTATCGTCTTCTGCCAACGTGATAAAGCCCTCCTCAATAGCAGGGCGGTTTACTAAGGAGATGCGGAACATACCGCTCTCCTCGCTGTCTCCTAGGACAACTTTATACAGTGGGATATTGCTCATCTTCCTTATGTTTTTTAAGTTCTTGAGACCATACTTTAACGGCCTTTAAGAACTCTTCTTCGTTAACGGGGATGCCATCCTTCTTAAACTGCTCAAGCTGGCTCATAGCCACCTCTAAGCGGTTCTCAAGGTCTTTAATCTGCAATAGCATATCAATGATGCCATCAATCATTTCCTTGTCCTGTGGGCGCGTGTGTGCAGACATCTTACGAATCTGCTCCATCTTGCGGATAGCCCAGTTAACACCTGCGGTACCTCCCCAGATAAGCCAAGCTACATAGCCGCGGTCTTTCCAAGGAGTAGACTTATACTTAGGGTCAACATCTGAGTTCTTGCGGTGTCTGGCAAAAGACGCCATACGCGCAATGGTTGTAGCGGACAAACTCTCTCTTGAAGCGAGCTGGTTAGCTCTTGTCCATCCAACGATAGTGCCTCCCTTTACTTCGTCTCCATACTCTTCCTTCCAACGCAACGCCTTCTTGGCGTTGTTGGTGGCAGCAATTGGATAATCGTTATAAGTCTTAGCCATTAACTTAATCTACAAAAATTGCTTCTACCTTTCCGTAGATGTATTGATTATGCATCTTTGCATCACTAAAAGATTTAACTACCACCGTCTCTCCCGTAGACAAAGTGAACTTTTTATTGAAGAAATATCCATTGACAAAGTAGCTATTTGGGAACGCGGCGTAGAATGTAATCTTAGCGCGCTCGTTAGAGCGAAATCTTTCTGTTGATAGCAGGTAATCGTAAGCAGCAAAAGTATTTCCGTTCTTATCCGCAAAGCGAAGGTCTATAGTAGAGAAGTCTCCGTTGATGGTTCTGCCCTGCAATTTTACCGTAGTAATTACTTTATAGACGTTCTGGTCAATAATTTCACCGTAATCGTTACGTCTGCGGAAGACCGGGTAGCGAAGCGTTGTGGCGTTATTTGCAGAACGTAAATAGAAGAAACGAAGGCCAACCTTATCGTATTCAGGAACTTGGTTTTTAATCTGGCCCGCTTCTGGGGTAGAAATCAATCCATCACGAGTTAGTAGCGGGTCATTAAAGAACGACTGGCCACAAACTGTTTTGTTGATTGGGTTAATCAAACCACCCTTGAGGTCAAGCTTGAAGTCACCAACACCATCTGCATTGAGTTCTCCACGGTAACTTCCGACAACCAGTTCGTTATCAAACTTATCATATTCGCCACCAAAGTCTTTATTGTTTAGTTCAATATTCTTATACTTCTCCGGGGCCGCGCTAATTTCATACTCTTTAAGGTCGTCAACATAACCCGAAATATCAAGAGCAACAGCGGAACGGACATCGTTCATATTGTCAAGTATGAATTTCTGCTCGCCGGAACGATAATCATAAATAAGGCTCAAGCCAAATCTCTGCATAACCTCAACAAATAAATCGTATGGTGTGTATGCATCATTGTTGGCAAAGCTATCTTGGAACGTGAAATTATCCGTTGCTGTAATAGCAGGAATGTTTCCAGCATTGGTTACTTTAAGACCTAAGTCTGACCACTCATACCCGTATATGCGTTGTTTTCTAATGTCAACTTGAGAAAAAGAATACGAGGTTTCAACGGTGGTAGGAACGTATCCTCCGGCACCATTTGAAACTGTAGTGTATAAGGATGTGTCAAGAGAGCCAGATGAGAGCTCAAGACCTATAGATATGGAGTAACGAGTTCCTCCTAAGAATCGGAAAACTTCCTCGTCGTCAATGTATGCATCAAAGCTATTAAACTCAAGAGTATTGTTTAGCGTGAAAGGAAGAGTTATGTTTATGTCGTCTTGAGTAGCAGGGGAAACCTTCGCAGAGGGAGTTAAAGAAAGGATAAATCCGTTTGAATCTCGCATTGGTATCTTAAATGATACGGCGTCAATTCCAGTATATCCTCCATATATGTAGACATAAGGAGTGAACTTTGCATCACTCAATGAGTTTATGTGCACTGCCACAGGAAGTATAACGTCTCCTAGTTCATACTCAGAACTAACAATGGCCGTTTTAAGGGCTGCAATAGTCACATATCCATTTGCATCGGTCCAACTAACGTTTGCGTCAAATGCACTACCGTAGGCAATGTAACCTATGTTCTCTGAGCCGTAGTCCGCAACCCCAGTAGATGTACGGTACTGAAATCCATAATCATAGGAAACCTCATCAGCCTCCGGCTTATAGTTTGTTGGTCCGTGAGGCTCGTAAGTCTCTGCTTCTGATAAGTAGTAGTTGTCAATGTTGACGTAAGAGTATGTTGTTGTTTCGCCACCAACGGTCACCTCTGTGGGGTCAAGAATCTGGTCTTGGTTAATCGGTACATTGTATGGGAACGGAAAAAGAAAAGCGTTACGTTTATCAGCCTCGTCAGTTGAAAGAAATGACGGGTAAAGCATATAAAGGTCGCTAGCGTCCCACGTTGCCGTGCCAGATATAAATGACGATGTATAGTTGAACGACAATGCGTCAAACACCCTGTCAAGGAAGTTGGTTACTTTCAGGGCAGGGAATAAACCAAACCTTTTTCCATCAATGCCCCAAGAAGTCAATTGACGGGACTCGTACCCGGAAGCTTTCTGAATATTGTCTACATCAACAAACGGTATCTCAATATCACGCCCACTGTAGTCGGTGTTAGCCTCAAGGTATGTTTTAAGTGTGCGAACCGTAGTAGAAAATGTATCATTGTATACGTCAGCAAAGGTTAAGTCTCTAAGGTCATTAACAAAGTCGGCAGCCCTGTCCGTGAATGATATATTGAAGTAAGGCTCTGAGCTATTTACGACAACAGACGTAATCTTAGCCTTTCCGCTAGAGATGATTGCTGTACCGTTGTAAATGGTATAGTCCCAGCGAGTGGTTATTCCAATGTCAAGCGCATTAGATGCGTTGTATTGCAGTACGCTCTTGTTGTGAGACGTGTATGGAAACTTATCCTCAAAAGAGAACGGAATCTTTATACGAGACGGGTCCTCATTGTCGTAATAATCCAAAGAGATGTTAATCTCCTGCTCTGGGAAAAGGTCAACGTTATTCCCGCCAATAACTACACGATAGCTCATTAGGCTACAATTCTAAAGGTTATATCCTTGCGAAACTTGTTGTTAAACAACTCAAAGGTTGTCTCAGGCATATAAACCTTGTAAGCGACCCCATTTGGTCCTCCGCAATCGTCAATTATAATCGTATTAGACGCCGTTGCGATGTTGCTAAAGTCCTCAAAAAAGTATCTACGTGTACTGTCCAATATCAAGTCGTGATACGTCTTAATCTTATACCTAATATACTGCTCAGAATAAGCGGCTGTCTCAACGCGCGTGTTAATTCGGTACGAATATGACACATCGCTGTTTACGGTTATATACTCATCATACGGCTGAACAGACTCTGTAAGGTCTTTTGCGTAAATCAAAAAGCTCGTCATTGAGCTGATATCATCAGAGTAAATGTTCTTGTCGTAAGACATACTGATAGCCCATCCTCCTGGAATCACTGCGACCTTTCCTGTTACTATGCCATAAACAAAAATGGAAGTGTCGCTTGAACTATAGAGCTTAATGGCATCACCAACAACAACAGCGACATTTAGATTGAAGTCTTCAGCAGTGCTGATAGTTACAGAACCGCTTGAATCATCAGTATAGCTCTCAATATTTCCAGAAACAGACAAGTCCGTGGTTGGGTAAGAGTCAAACGAATAGAAGTATGTTGCCATTAGATATTAGAGTTTCTGTCTTTGATTCTACGTGCGTTAGTGTCATTCTGAAGGTCTGACGAAGATACGAAAGCTCGCACTGGGCGTCCGGTATTTAATGCTGTTCCAGTTGTAGCCTCGGCGATGGCTTCAAGCAATTCAATTTGTTTTGCCTCACTGGTTTCCACGGCGCCAACTATTCCACCTGTAGCAAACTTGTATTTAGGTGTTTGCCTTGAGTCGTTTATTTGGTCAAGCAAGCTCTTGTATTTAGCGGCTGAACGCTTATTTATAATGTACTCACCGCCCTCCATCTCGTAGCCGCTAACTCCCCTTACGGTAAAGGGTATACCGCCTTGCTCGTGAGAAGGTCCTTCAACCATACCACCCTCTGCGAACTTCTTTGGAAAAAATTGTCGTTTGTCAATTGCAGATACCTGAGAGTTGTATGCTACAGTGGCAAGGGCTCCTGTGATTGCAGAGAGAATCAAAATCTTAGTTGGCGCAACAACGCCCTCTTCCGTAATCAACTTAGGAACAATTTGGGCAAGTGCGCTCAGGT